AAGAAGCTTTAATAAACAAAGCAAGTAAAGCAAATGAAAAATATGATAGGGCTACAAACTCGAATAGTTCAACTGAAATAAATACTTATGCAAATTCTGATATAGTTTATTCTTGTGTTAATTACATTGCAAGTGTTTGTTCCCAAGTTGAATTTAAAGTATTGGAACAGAAAGCTGATAATTTTATTCCTGTAAGAGATAAAAAAATACAGGAGTGGTTGAACAATCCTAATCCATTTTATTCAATGAATGATTTGGTTTTTCTTTATGTTCAATCATATTTAATCTTTGGTAACTCATTTATGACATTAGAAAAAATAGGTAACTCTTATGAAAGTTGGGTTTTAGATGCAAGTAAAGTTCAAATTATACCAAACCCAAAGAAATATATTGAGGGTTACACATTTGATAATACCATTGCTTTTAAACCAGAACAAGTTTTATTCTTTAAGAATTTATCTTTTAGTGATTTCTATTATGGTTTAAGCCCACTCAATAGTTTGAAAGATTATTTAGATTTAGAAAGTTATTCAATACAAGATTTAAAAGATTTCTATAAAAATTCAAGCATTGCTAATGGTATTTTGTCAAGTGAGTTTCCTTTATCTCAAACACAAATAGAAAGTTTGAGAAAGCAGTTTCATTCTTTATATGGTTCTGGTAAAACAGATAGATTTGGTCATTTAGTTTTACCAAACAATATGAAATATACCCCTTTAAAAGCAAACCCAAAAGATAATTTGTTTTTGGAAAGTATGAATATTAGTGAAGAAAGAATATATAAACTTTATAATGTTCCAAAACAATTACTTGGTGTTGTTGATGGTTCAGTTGATTTAACTGAGCTTAAAAAGGTATTTGTAAATAATACGATTAGACCTTTACTAATTAGAATGTTAAAAAGTTGGGAAAATAATTTTAGAAGAATATTTAAAAACTCAACTATTAAATTTGAATTTGACTTATCTAACATTCCAGAAGTTTCTAACATTATTGATACTAAAATAACAGCAGTTAAAGAAGCACTAAATTCTGGTATCATATCTTCAAATGAGGCAAGAGATTTTCTTAATTTAGAAAGAATTGAGGGCAGTGAGTTAATGGATGCTATATTTAGTCAAGCTCATTTACTTAGCAAAGAACCAATCAATTTAATAACTGGAGAGAGAATAAATATGGGTGTTAATGAAAGTCAAAATACAGAGTAAAGGAATAAAATGAAAACAAAATTTGAAAATCTAAATGAAAAAGGGTTTTTAAGTTTTCAGATAAAAGAGGCTAAACTTAATGAAACTAATCAAAGTATTATAGTTTCTGGTTATGCTTCTACAATGACAAAAGATAGAGATGGTGATATTGTTATCTCTTCTACTATTGATACATCTGATTATGATAAAAATCCTATTGTTTTATGGCAACACGACCATAGACAACCAATAGGTAAAACATTGTCTTATGAGAAAAGAGATAATGGTTTATATGTTGAATGTGAAATCTTTAAAGATATTCATAATGAAGCTTATCAAGCTATCAAAAATGGAGTTACAAAAACTTTTTCTATTGGTTTTATTGGTAAAGATGGTTATTGGGACGATGAAAGTGATACTTTCTTTTTTACAAAAACTTCTTTACTTGAAATATCAGTAGTTAGTGTTCCAGCAAATCAAGACGCTACTTTTGAAGTTGCTCAAACTTGTGAGAATGGACAATGTATGTTAGCACAAAAAAGTTTTTCTGCTACTCATAAAGAAATTATTGACATTGCTCACAAACAAATAAATACTGAGGAGATTAAATTGGAAGAGTTGATTAAAACACTTCAAGAACTTATTGTTACTCAAAAAGAGTTTATGTCTTTACAGACTAAACAAGAGGAACAAGAAGTTGCTGAAAAAGAAATTGAAACTTTGGAAAGTAAAATAGAAGAAGTTGAAGAAAAAAAAGAAGTAGAAGTTGAAGTTAAAGAGGAAAAAGGTTTCCCAGATATGGATAAATTAGATGTAACAAAAGATAACTTTAATGAAATGTTGAAATTATCAGAAACCTTACAAACAAAATTAAACAAGTTTTTAGAACTTGAATTAAACAAGTAAAACTACACAAGGAGAACGAATGAGTTTAGAAGTAATTACTAACTTAAAATCAGAGGTTGAAAACCTTAAAAAGTCATTAGAAGATACAAAGACAGAAGCACAAACACAAGTTGCTCAAATTGAAAAAGAATTTGGAGAATTTAAAGCAGAAGCAGAGAGAAATGTTCCTACTGCAGTTGTTGGAAAAGAAGAAATCAAAGATTTAGAAAAAGCAGCAGCAAACTTAAAATTGAAATCATTAGTTTTAGGTAAAGAAGTTTCTGCATTTAAAGAGTTTAAAGAATTATCAGCAAAAGTTGAAAAAACTATTAAACCAAGTGATATTTCAGATTGGACAGCAGAAAAATTCTCAAATGAAATTTTAGAAAAATTTGAAATGGAATTAAGAATCGCTGGATTGTTTGATGTATTTACTATTCCAGATGGTATTCAAACATTTACTATTCCACAAATTACTGATAATTCAACAGCTTATCTTATTGCACCAGCACAAGACGCAGTTGAAAGTTCAATCAATGATGGTAAAGTTCAATTCCAAACTAAAAAATTAAAAACATTAGTTAAACTTGCAGATGAAACAAATCAAGAAGCTGTTCTTACAAGTCTTTTAGATGTTGTTAAAACTGATATGGCAAGAAGTTTAGCAGTTGGTATTGAAAATGCTGTTATTTCAGGAGATACTGATACTGGTGCTGATAATATCAATAACGACCCTGCTGCAACTGACCAAACAAGATTGTATGCAAAAGGTTTAAGAAAATATGGTTTATTAAACTCAGTTGATGCTGGTGGTGATGCTATTACTCTTGCAGATGTTATGAGTGCAAGAAAAGCTATGGGAGCATTAGGAACTGATTTAAGTAATCTTGTTTTAATTGTTCATCCAGCTACTTTCTATCAATTAGTTGAAATTGCTGAATTTATGACTATTGATAAAATTGGTAACAGAGCTTCATTATTAACTGGAACAGTTGGTTTTGTTTATGGTATCCCTGTTATTGTTTCTGAAAATGTTCCACATAACTTAAATGCTGAGGGTAAAGTTGCTTCTGATGGAACACTAACATCAGCATTATTAGTTCATAAAAAATATTTCAGAAGAGCAATGAGAAATGCTGTTGGTTTTGAACAAGATAGAAACATTGTTGCTGGTGAAAACTTATATGTAGCACAAGCTTACTCTGATTTCCAAAGAGTTTATTCTGACAACAGAACAGCTGTAAATATTATTAACCTTGCTTAATAATTAAGCTTCCTTTTTTAGGGAATTAAGTTTATAGTGGGTTTATCTCACACTTGCAGTCCGTTGAAACAGATTCAACATTCAACCCTTTTGGGTTGTTTTTATTTATGTTGATTTCTAACAATCAATAGAAATAAAAAGAAAAGGAAATAAATGACTTATAAAATTAAGAACATTACGAACGAAACTATTGTGTTAAATGGTGTTCCTTACTATCCTTTTAAAGAATTTGAGGTTAGTAAAGAAGTTGCAAAAGGTATTTTTGATAGACCTAATATTAACAAGTTTTTTGAAAACTCTTATAAAGAGGAAATAAAAGAAGTAAAGAAAACAATAGACGAAAGTCCGAAACCAAAAAAGGAGAAAAAGTATGAAAGTAAAAAAAATTACAAATGGTAATATGATGATTGATGGTGTTACTTATATGAAAGATGTTATTGTTGTTGTAAATAAAAAAACATTTGATTACATAAAAGCAACATTTCCTAATCAGTTTGAATTTTTAGATGAGCCTAAAAAACAAACTAAAAAAGAAGAAGTTAAATCAAGAGCAGAAAATAAAGTTAAAGAGGTTGAAGCCATTACAAAAGGTTGATAAATGAGTAATAGATATTTAGATAAATATAAGCTATATAAAAACATAGCTACTGATGATACAAGTCTTGATGATTTACTCAATCAACTTTTAGATAGTGGTGAAACTTATTTTAAAAGTTATGGTATTTATTTAGAAGAGGAAACAATAACTTTTTAATATAATGGTAATGGTGATAATATGCTTACTTTACCTACTTTAACTATTCAATCTATTGAAGAAATAAAAATTGGTGGTGTTAGTATTGATTTAATCAACTTTTATAGAGAGGGTAATCTACTTTATTATATTGGTAATGTATTTATCAAAGGTATCCAAAATATTGAAGTTACTTTAAAAGTGGGTTATACAGATGTGGATTCAACACCAGATGATTTATTACTTGCTCTACTCATTTTTGTGGATAAACTATATGAAAGTGTTAAAAACAATGAAAATAGTGTATCTTATATGCAAGATAGTGTAGGTGGTAATAGTCATTATACTCCTAATCTTCCTAAAAACTTTTATGTTTTAATAA